TTGAAAAAAATCGATCAAAGCGCCTACGCAATCGCATTCTTAGGCCAGGCACTTGCTTACCCATTTTTAATTGCTATGGCGCTGCAAGTCAACTGGACTTTTCAACTTGTCGCATTACTGTTTATGACAATATGTCTTGCTGGAACAACACTCGTCAGTTCAAACAAGCTTATGCTCCTACTGCTCATAGCAGGCGTTAGCGGTATCATCGGCACAATCAATCAATGGCTGCTACTGCCACTCATTATTGTTCAAATCGTCATTGCGTTTCTTTTACAGACGCAAAAAATGCCTGCGCTCTGGCTTGACACTGTCGTTTTTGGTCAGGCCCTGCTACTTCAAATTACGCTAATCTATGCCAGCCTGCATTTCTTCAATCGCACCATGCTACTAGACCTAGCGCTTCTCTATTTACCTGCGCTGATCGGGCTTTGGGCCAACCGTTTTCCTAAGTGGACCGATCTGATTCTTCTACTGGTCGTTGCCATCCTTGGCTATGTACAGCAACGAATAAACTTCATTGCCATTGGCGGCATGTTCATCATTGTCACCGTCATTAACAGTCGTCGTCCCTTTAAATTGCCTCGTTACATTTATCAATTCAGTCCATTAATCATGACCCTTTTACTCTACTTAGCACGCATGCATGGTTAGCATAAATACCACCGTCAACACTAAATCTCCTCCCTTAATTCAACAGTTTAGGGAGGATTTTTTTAACTTTCACGATGTCACAATCAAAGTTTAGACGTTGAATTAGCTTAACAATTCAAAAAAACGCCCGCAGTGACAGCGGACGTAAACTGATGGAGGATACAGGGCTCGAACCTGTGACCCTCTGCTTGTAAGGCAGACGCTCTCCCAACTGAGCTAATCCTCCATGACGATTACTTACTACTTGTACAAGACTACCGGAGACAGCCAAGAATGGCAAGTACTTTAAACATTTATTACAAATAAAAATTAGCGTCAATTTTACTTTTGTAGCATAGGCTTTAAGAATAAAGATCTAGTCTCGTCCAGCAGGTCTTAATTTAGTCTCAAAATTTTTAAAACATCCAAAAACAAGAGAAAATAAAAATCCCAAAACACTGTCATATCAGCGTTTTGGGAAGCTATGGAAAGCAACTAGAGACAATAAAACGGAGAGTAAGTGCGAAAATAAACGTATATACAATAGTATTAAACCACATTTTGTGCATATTTTGTGCACAAAAATAAGCCTCCCGCCATTACTGGTAGGAGGCATTTTTGTTATCGGATATACAGGCTTTCGCCCGGATAAATCAGGCTATAGATTGATTTGCCGTTGTTAGCGGCTAACGTGTACATGCTGATGCCATACTTTCTGGCAATGCTCCAGAAGCTGTCACCAGAGCGGACCGTATAATACGTGTGGCTTACCGGTGAGGTGTATCCAGACGAACGCGAGCCATAGCTCTCACCACCATTTACGCCCAAGGCAACATAATGATACCTGCCTGAGTAGCTGAGATAACGTGCCCAAACATATGTGCCACGGATATACACGTGATCATAAATCACACTTTCACCGGGTGCATAGCTACCAACGGATGCATAACCGGTGCCGGCACCAGTGCGGATGTTAACAGTCGTGGAAGGCTTGAAAACACCAGTTTGCGCATAGTCAGTATCACTGGCTGCATTTGATTTTGCTGGCTGGCTTGGTGCCGGTGTTACAGGCACTGACGGAGTTTCTGGCTGCTTCGAGTATCCATTATCGGTGACACCAAGCAAATCAACGTTACCATCTAAGCCGCCTAAGACATGCATGGAGGTAAACTGCCAAATAGCAACTCCGTCCATGCTTGGGAACCAGTTGTAGTCTGGTACCGAACGCACCTGATAATCAGGGTAAGCAGCAATCCACAACGAGTTAGGGAATGCCGCGATAATCCGCTTGTAGTCAACATGAGCCAATGTGTATGGCTTGTAACTATAATACATGGGCGTATAACCAGCAGCGGCGATTCGTTCCATGCCATAAATGATGGCATCTGTGTTAGCCTGCACGTCACCAGAGGCACCATCCTCATAGTCCAGCGCTACAATTGAACCTTTGGGAGTCTGAACACGCGGCAGATAATAGTCAAGTGCTTGCCGACCAATGTCAGAACTGCCACCTACCCCATACCAGATATAGGTGTGAGCACGAAGGCCGTTAGTTTTGGCAGCCTGTACTTGACCGCCGTAAGTCCACTGATCAATTAATGTGCCACCATAAGTGCCACCGATTTGGGCAATAGCAAACTTGTTGTTGGCGCCATACTTTCCTGACGCACCTTGATACTTAGCCCAATCAACACCGATATCACCCTTAGCTGCGTTCACTTGCGATGGCAGGGCAAAAGAAATAGCCGCCAAGAAGGCGACTACCAAGGTGATGAGTTTAGTTTTTAATTTCATGGTGCCCTCCTTATTGCTGTGGAGCAACAGATGTCGGTGCTGATTCAGCTGGTGCTGCAGATGCTGGTTCTGGTGCTGCTGAAGATGCCGGAGCGACAGCTGGAGCCGCAGAACTAGCAGCTTCTAAAGCTGCCTGATCGGTCTCTTTATCCGCTTGCAGCGCCTTAATCTGATCCTCTAGGGCCTTGATCTTAGCTGCCTTGGTGGTAATGAGTGCCGGGTAAGCTAACGCCTGTTGGCTGTCGCTGACGCCCTCTGTGGTTGGGTCAACGGCAACCCCCACAATGGTCAACAGTGCAAATACTGCATTGATCACTGCGGTGAGCTCCTTGCCCAAGTTGGCAAAATCCCAGTTGTAACCGAAAACCGCTGCCACTGTTTGTACAACCAACAAAGCTGCCGGCACTAATGCCAGCCAGAATTTGACGCTTAATACTCGTACTTTCCAATTAATCTTCATACTGAACATTCCTTTCAGTTTTTAATCCGAAGTTGCAAAACTTTGTTATATAGCGCTTCGCCCGTTCCGTTACCTCCCAGTGCTTTGTAGCTGCGGAAAAGGTAATTAAGATCGTCCAAGTCGTCCGTGCTGATACACCCAACCTCGATATGATGGTTACACAGCATGTAAACCTCATGATGAAGCAAACCGACAAGGCCTGAATCAATTGCCTTTCCATGCTTTCGATGCATGCGCCATTGGCTTGCAAACCAACCAAACAAAGCTCCACCACCCAACTCCACAAACATATCTATCCAACTCTTGAAATCCACATCTTTATACTTCCTTCCATAAAAATAGCCGCTAGCTTTTGCTGGCGACTTGCTTAACAAGCTCATCTACTTCTGCTTGGCTAATCCATCCGACACTCACGAATAAGGCTAAGTCATCCTTGTTGTAGATTCCTTGCTGATAGTAACTGATAATCAATGGTTTATATGCGTTCACGATTTTGCCTCCTTGGTCAATGTTGCCACCTGCTTTATCAAAGCTGCGTTTGACACAGTTAGACTAGCAACCGTCTTCATAGTTTCAGCATTTGCTAAGTCAGCTTCAGATGGCTCAGGTGTAGGACTGGCAGTGTCTGGATCATAGCCAGTATCAGGAACGACTTGGCCGTCAATAACGCTGGCATGGTTCTCATACAAGCCAACAGCATCGTCAACTTCAATAACCTCGAATCCTTCATCGGTTGGCCCTACTGGTCTGTTTTCATCAGCATATGCCCAATGAAGCAGCCGATTATTGCTATCCGTCCACACTTTGATTTTCATAATGTCATCTCCCAGTTACGCAAAATATGAATCACCCGTCGGATAATCGTCCTGAGTTAGATACGACACCGAGCCACCATAACTACCAGAAGCTTTGGAAATGTTGCTATACCAGCCGACCGTTCCTCCGCTTGGCGTACTTGAATACATAGCGGTAGATTGTCCGGGATCTGAAAAGCTCAAGCAGCTTGCAACAATCTTGTTTGTCAAATAAGGCTTGTAACCGGGTCTAATATCTGCGAGCCTCAAGAAATTGTACTGATTAGCTATTGTGTGAATTTGAAAGTTGGCGGTCACCAAATTGCCACGTCTTGTGTAGTAAATATATGCCCAATCAATATCAATATTGCTTAGCGCGGTTGTATTGACGTAGAAAAATGTCACGTTGTCTGTTGATTTGAATTCAGACTGAATATATTTTTTTGTAGCGGCACTGGGGTCGCTGATCAATGTTTGTAACTGAAGTGCACCACGTTGGAGTGCAACTGACGACACGCTCCCCTTTCGATCGGGTGTCGTGATGTAGTTGAACATTCCATTTGGGCTCAAAAGTGATTTGTAGTATTGACCGTTGGGATTACCATTATTGTCTTCGATGTTGCCCAGTATGCTAAGACTTGCGTCTTTGAGTTCAAGATTGCCAGAACTCTTGGCACCGTCAATCTGAACATGGCTGAAAGGCGAATTAATGTCAGGAGAATTAAAGGTTGAGCTGTCAACCTCAATTGATTGTAGCTTTTTGATGCTAAGCACTGCCTGCTGAATGCTTTGGTCAATCCAAGTTGACCCATCATAGTATTGCAATGCTGTGGCATCATTAAGCGTTGTCCCGTGCCACCATAAGTCACCTTTCTTGGGACTAGCAGGCGTACCAAGTTGAATGTATGTGTATGGCACATCCTTGCTTCCGGGAACACCTTGCGGTCCTTGTGGCCCCTGAGGTCCTTGTGGTCCCTGTGGGCCAGTGTCGCCCTTTGGCCCTTGCACTAGTTGCCAACTATAAACAGCCGGATTAGTACTGTCAGCTTGCGTAAAGTCTGTATAACTACCGATATACTTGCGAGAGCCGGGAGTATCGAGCGAAAAGTTCGTTTTGCCGTCACTGCTATCGGCGTATGCGATATGGAAGTATGGTGTTTTACCATCAGCACCCGGTTCCCCTGGCAAGCCTTGATCACCTTTGGGTCCCCGATCCCCGTCTTCACCTTTAAAAAGCGCCCAGTTGTAATCAGCTGGATTCGTGCTGTCAGCCTGTGTGAAGTCGCTGTACGTTCCAATATACTTTTTTCCATCGCCACCAGACACCGTGAACCCACTTTGGCCACTTACATCATCTGCCCAAGCAGTGTGAAAATAGCTTGTACGGCCATCAGCGCCTTTTGCACCCGGAACACCGTCGGCGCCATCTTCGCCCTTAATCAGTGCCCAATGGCCAGCGTAATCAGATGGATTGTCGCTTGGAACGGATGTCTCATTTGACCAAACGATTGCCATATACTTCTTACCAGTTGGGAAGGCACTCATATTTGTTCCTTGATCATCATCGGCATAGCGGAGCCAAGGATAGTATTGAACGGTTTTTGAGATATTCGACATCTGGTTGGCAAGCTCACTGAGGCGTTGGTCAAAGCTGACTGTTTCATGAGCGAACTCACCCAAAGTAAGCTTGACAGAGTGGTTAGCACGGCTGCGCTGAATGCTCAACACTTTGGCAGACAGGAATAGCTGTTGATTCTCATCGGCAATGTGGACGGTTTGATTAAGCGGTACGTATGGCGAATTAACCAAATCAATGTCGTACGTTTCGTTTGGGTGGTTATACTTTTTCAAGTCTGCCAAAGCCGCTTGCAAAAGTTCCGCCTGCGATTTTGAATCAAACGTTTTAACCCGATTCCAGTCAGACTGTGTTGGGTTAGGGTTGCTGTTGCTTAACAAACGTGAATATTTCTGCACAGCAATGGTATCGTGCAAGAACCCGTACTGATCAAGCACAAACTGTCCTGTTGGATCAGTCCATTTGTAGCCGATCAAGTTGATTGGGTCCTGATTAGTTGATCCATTCGTACTTTCTGGCACCGCTCCATAAGCCTTGATAGATGTTTCCATGTCATAGGTATCGAGATGCGTGACGATATTGTTGATGTCCTTATTCATTTCAAAGGAAATCAAGCTGTCACCGGCCGTTTCATGCCGAATGTTAATGACACGCTTAACCAAGTTGGTTCCAACAAACTCAAAGCCAAAACTAAGCACTGCATCAAAATCTTTTGCCACGGCAATAATGCGAGCCAACGATGATTCTTCACTAGTCCACTCGAGTGTTCGAACATTGTCAGGAAATTCGTTGATGCCAATCTCCCAGCCAGAATCATTTGTAAACCTTGTGATGTAGTCAGCGATGGTATATGGCTTGTCGGCCTTGAAGGCGCCAACGGTTTCGTTAATTAAATCATTACCAGCATCGCTGGCAACAATTGAGTGAATGTGGCCTAGTGAATCATGGTCAACCGATTCAATCACCATTTGGTGAGCGTTGCCTTCTTCATCTTGATACATGATGAAGTTGGTTGCTTTAGCCATCTCATTGACTGCTTGTTCCTGATCAGTCGTGAAGTGAATATCAAGAGAAAGCTCGACCGCAGGACGATTGTCAACACTTTGTGTTTCTATATCGTTGTCAATTCGCCATTCGCCTTTGCCATCAGTCGACCCAACACCCAAAATGTTTGATTTTCGATCTGCAAAGTAATACTCCATTTATAGCCAGGCCTCCCTTATCTCGACTTCACATGCAAATGGTTGTGCCCAGCTCGAAGGTGAAAGATAAATCTTTGTATCACCGGGCGGCAGTTTGAATTGCTCCCATTGATTACCTAGCGTGTGCATGGTTGGATCAAGAGAACCGTTCAAGTACGTCTTAGCGTTCGCCACATCAATCTTGAGAACATCGCCATCGCTGAAACGATTCTTGATATTCGTATACCAGCTAACGTTCTGCCATTTGACGGTGGACGCAATCAGATACATGGTCGATTCGCCCCACGTCTTGTCACGCATGAACCACGCGGAAAATTGCTTAGTCTCGACACTAGCAGCATCCGCAAAGGTAAACTGGCGGGTAATAGTCGTCTCTCGTCCTTGATTGCCAACCCATGGGGACACTCGGAAAACAACTGAATTACCAAATTTCTGTAATTCCAACTGAATGAACTTGTCATTAGTGAAAATGCTGCGATCCAACTGTTCATTGACGACCAGCTGATCTTTGTAATAGCACATCCACCATATTTGGTCAGACAGTGCACTATTGTCTTTCAGTATCATCTGAAAGATTGGCTTACCATCACTTTCTAATGTTGTTTCGAGCGA